TTCTTATCATAACGGGAAGTATACTTGAGAATGTTATCTCTAGAAAATGCCTCCCCGTCACCATGAGAAGCCTCAATGAAATCCAGTGTTTGAATGTTCTGGTCATTGACAGCATAGTGTTGACTATAGGTCCCTCTAATATACTGAAGAAGTTCTCTTACAATCTCTTCTTCATTATACTTCCATGGTCTACTACTAACACTAAGGTTTGGTTCAACTTTTTTGGATTCGGTCAATTCAATTTTGTCCTCATTAGAAACAAGAGGGGTCCATTCGTACCCCTCCTCTGGTAAAGAATTCATGTGATCATATAATAAACTCCATGCGGTCATTCTATCAATTATACTCCTTGTTGTCAACTTTCATCTCAAAATCTACATCAACTTTATCGTAAAGTTCTAAAAAAGAAGACTTGGTTTCTTCATCAAAACGATTTATACAGACTTGAATTGCTTTACTCTTGTCACCAAAGATACTATAAGCACGGACGATATGAATCAAACGACGGGTCGAGATAACATCTTCAATACCACCATCATAGAATGTCTTACGAATGATGTCAGCCCAGTCACAGAGATGCTTACAGAACTGTCGGTCTTCAATACTAAGGTCTAAAGCAATCCCTTCTAGAATTCTCTGTTCAGTCTTGGCCGTTGGATATTCTTGCTCAAGAGTAATACAGAAACGTTCTAGGAATGCCTCATTGAGAACGTTAGTTCCAATAAACCGACCGTCATCGCTGCCTTTACCTTTAGTATTTGCAGTTGCAATAACATTGAATCCCTCCTTGGGCTGTACAAACTTACCGGTCTTCTTCAAGAAAACACCTGTACCTTCAAGAATAGATTGAAGACATAGGATTTTATTAGATGCCAGGTCAACTTCGTCTAGAAGCAACACTGCTCCACGTTCCAGAGCCTCGATGACTGGACCGTTATGCCAAACAGTTTCGCCATTAACAAGACGAAAGCCACCAATAAGATCGTCTTCGTCAGTCTCGATAGTAATGTTGACACGGATTAGTTCTCTCTTGAGTTGAGCACAAGCCAGTTCAACCAAAAACGTTTTACCATTACCAGAAAGACCCGTGATGAATGATGGATAGAACAGACGGGACTGAATAATCTTTTTGATGTCTGTAAAATTACCAAACTTGACGAAGGTATTATCTTTTACAGGAATGAGATCTTGTTCGACTGCAGGAGTTGCAGGAGTTGCTTGATAGGTTTGTTCTAGTTGTTCTTGAACGGTAAGATTCCACTTACCCCGACCAGTCTTATATTCGTCTAGTTTTTTAGTTACAGTCTGATAATTACAGTCATTCATTGAACACCAGGCACGAAGGTCACCAGAAGTAACATTTTCACCGTACAGTGCTTGAAGAGAAGTGACTACGTATTCTTTTGATAGTGTCATGATGTATGTGGTGTGGTCAACAAAGCTAATATAGTCCAAAACCACCCGTAGTGGTGGGTGGTTGGGACAGTTGTCAAACTGGTCAGGAGATCAGGTTGACGAATTGACTAAGTACTTTTCTATTTAGAGACTTAGCCTTAAGATTTTTGGCAAATGCCGATTTGATTTTTGATTTAGATGCTCCCTCATCAACTTCAAATTCAATGTCATTATTCAGACCAGTATCTAACATACCAAAGTAAGAAGTATAACCTGAGTTCTTAATCTCATAGAACTTTTCTTTGCGAACAACTTTCATAAGTTCATCGTTCACTTCCATGTACCGATGTAAGAAAGGTTTGAATTCATAATTAGAAGCAATACGAATACCGATAAGATTTACATCAGGAAAACTTTCTTTCAAGTCTTTCAATAGAAGTTCTGTGAATTCATAGTATTGACTAGGAACTTTATAAGTGTGTCCAGTCTTACGATTACGAATATAATCAATAGGACTCATTCGAGCAATAGACATCTTACCACCCATGTAATCACAAGTTCTGAATACTGGTAAGTGATTGGCTTCACCGTCAGTCAGAATAACTGTATTGACTTTTTGAACTTTATTCTTCATTTGAAATTGAGGAATAATCTGATGAAGACAAACAATTGCTTCATTCAATGGAGTACCAGAAAGAGAGAAGTTCAATGGAGGTTCATAGTTTACATTCATTGAACAGGAATATGCGATTCGATACAAAGACAACATCTGCTCATCAAGTTCTGCCTTTCTTGTGTCACTAGTAAAGAAGTGAAGAAGATTGAAGTCAGGAGAAACTACCAACATGTTATCTTTCACATCTTGATATTCGATATCTTCAAATTTAACACTTTGAGTGTACCGCTTTTCTGTATGTCGGTTTTCGATGTAGTTGTTACTGAATGCATATACATCGAATGGAATATTTACTTTCTTACAGAACCAAATCAAATTGAAGAGTTGCTTTATGGTAGAAAGAAGAGTAGTAGCCATAGAACCTGACCAGTCAAGAATAAAGATAAGACCATGATTCTTACCGTCAGGTAGTACATTTACCTTCTTGAATAGGTCTTCATTGTATTTGTAGGTATGAAGTTTAGTACAATCTAATACACCAGTCTTTGCAGTCAGAGACCGTGTGTATGCATCTGCAGACTTCTTACATTCAAACTCCTTTACAAGATAGTTGACTTCTTTTTGAGTAGATGATTTGAACTTAATATACTCACTGTCAACATAGGTAAAATCTGTTGCTTGGATTTTACGGTATGTTCTTGAGTACTCGTCCCAATAAGTTTCTTCAGTAGACAGTTTTGTCCAGTGTTCACTTATCTCTTTGTGACATTCAGTATTTGAAATGATAAGTTGTTCTACATCAACTTCAGGAACCTCATGGTATTCAGGATTTCTACCCTGTTCAGTTATACCATTGAGTTCTTGAGTACCTTCATTGAAAGTTTGGTCTGTCTGAACTTGAGGTTCTTCCTTAACAGTAACATCACTGGAACCTTCGGTAGAACCTTCTGTAGAACCTGAAACTTCTGGTGTTTCAGTACCAGAGGTTTCTTCTTTCTCCGGTTCACTATCAACAGAACCTTCTCTGTTTTGAGTGGTAGGTACATTTTTAACTGTCTGTTGTTCTTCTACCTCACCAATACAATACTTATAAAGAACTTCTGCTGCAAGAACTGCTTCGTCAAAAGTTTCTGTCTTACCTACAATGTCTAGAATATCTTTCTCTTCACCATCATCAATAGGTACATTGATGAAGTTACCAATCTTATAGTAAAGGTTGATACGATCAGCAAGATTCATATCTCCAAGATCTTTATCCCCAAGTTCAAAGAAGTCTTGGTCAGATAGTTCTTTATAACCTTTATAGAAACTCTTTGCTAGACCAGGATACCGACTTTTCATCAGTTTCTCAATACGAGCATCTTCGGTCACGTTTACAAACTGTTGAGGAACTCTATCTTCCCAATCCCATTCATTAGCTGTATAAAGTGCGTGCCCAACTTCGTGACCCACCAACATATCATAGACACTCTCACTTGCCCTTTTCCACATAGGAAGAGTCAGTACCCTATTCTCTACATCAAACTGTGCAGTTTTAATATTACGATTCTCAACTAAAATATCTTCAGTGGCAAGAAGTTTTGCAAGTTGTGATTTGATTTCATAGTTGACCATAGTCATTTCGTTTCCGATAGACATAGTATATAACAAAACCCGACCAAAAAATGGACGGGGTGTACAGTTCTATTATTGGCACATACATCAATCCCCTCCACTTATTAGGTGAAGGGGACTTTGGTTTTAAACTCATTGATCGTTTTTATTCGGTAAGAATGTGACGACAGAACCTCCTTGCGGTACTATCGATAATTTCACAATCGGAAATACATTGAAAGTAATCTGTGACTTGATCTCGTGTCTCCTCGTTAGTTGATTTTTCGTCCCATTTCCAAGATGCTAGTTCGTTCCGTGATAAAAGATCTTTCATGGTATTCTCCGTATCAATATATTATATAGTATACTTTGTGTTAGTTTACTAACATTTGTATAGTCTTAATATAACTATTCCTTTCTTGAAAATCCTTTATGTTTAGAAAATCGAATGACTTGATCAAACTTATCCTCCAATCCCTCCTTATGAGATATTACGAAGACGTTGACATCTTTTAGATTACATCTAATGATTTTCATAAAGTCATCTGATCCACTTCCATCCAGACTACTATCACAAACCTCGTCGAGTAATAGTAAATTACAATTGACAGAGTTTTTAACTCTAGAGATTTCTCTCCAGGTAAAGAGGAGGGATAAATCAATTCTGAGTTTTTCTCCTTCTGAGAAACTACTATAAGTAAAATCCTCATGTATTGGAGATTTTATACTCTCATTGAATTCACTATCCAATGAAAAATTAATGTAGAAGTCCATCATCTGAAGGTAGTTATTTACCTGTTGATTGATGAGAGGAAGATACTTCTTAATAATCTTTGCCTTGACTCCACCGTCTTTAAGAAGACTATATACGAAATCATGGTAGGAAATATTCTCTTTCCGTTTAGTAAGTTCATCATATGTTTGATCAAGGGTACTTCTTAATCTTTCTAACTTTTCATGCTCAGTATTTCTGTTCTGGATCTGACTGGTAACAGTTTGAATTTCTGATTCCAGTCCCCTAACCTGTTTCTGTAAGCTAGAGATCTGTACATTGAAAGAAGAAATTTCATTAAGTACTTTTGTAGTGTCCTTGGTGAGTTGATTAAATTGTGATTCTCTCAACTCTTCGTCTTTAATTGCACCTTGGAGTTGTTCATACCCCTCACGCAACTCTTCTGCTTTATTTTGAGAATCAATAATTCTATTTACACGGAATGATTCTTCAATTTCCTGGTCACAGGTGGGACAAACCGTATTTTCACTGAAGAATTTATGTTCCTTTACAATAGTCTGTATTCGTTGTGACAATTTACCTTTGACATTACCAAACTCACGAAGTCTTTGTTGAACTCCTTCAAAGTTTTCTAAAGATTTATTGAGTTCTGCAAGTCTATCTTCTTCAGTCAAACTTTTCTTGAACAAAGTTTCGATTTCAGTATTGATAGAATTAATACTATTAGTCTTTACGGTAATGTCGTCTTTACTTTGACTCTCAAGTTTATCGATAAAGTCTTTTTGCATATCGACTTTATCTTGAATCGACTCTTTCTTCAACTGTAGAGTCTTCGTCTCTTCACGAATAACACGAATCTTGGATTTGATTAAGTCATTCATCGATGAGAAGATTTTAATGTCGAGAAGATCTTCCACAACTTCTCTACGACTAGATGCAGACAGTTGCATAAAGGGTACAAAGGTAGAAGAACCCAAGATCACGATCTGTGTGAAACTTTTATAGTTCATCTTGAGAACATTCTGTTCTAACCACTTCTGTTGGTCTATAGCAGAGTGTGATTGGTCTAACTCCTCACCATTGCGAGTAATCTTAAAAATGTTTGGTTTGATACCTCTTTGAATTTTCCACTCTACACTATTAACATCAAACTCAATTTTTACGAGTGCACCTTTATCATTTGTAGAGTTGATAAGTTGATTTTTATTGATTTTTCTAAAACTTTTTCCATACAAAACAAAGGTAAGTGCATCCAAGATGGTTGACTTACCTGCCCCATTAGCACCGATGATAAGTGTGGTTTCAGTCTCATCAAGAATAACTTCTGTTGGTTGATTACCGGTACTTAAAAAGTTGGCCCAGGAGATTTTCTTAAAGGTTATCATATTCTTCGTCAGGTGGAATTACAATGTCATTGGAGGTAATCACAGTATAACGGTGATCGTGCATTTCACAAGTTTTTATCATTACTTCATCATCTACTTCTAACACAGTCATTTT